CGCCCTTAGAATTGGCTCTATTCATAACTGCTTCAAGCATTCCTTGCATAAATGGTACACGTGCGCGGAAATCATTAAGCATAACTTTAGCTTCCTGGGGCTCTAAATCTAACTCACGAGCTAGTTTATTATATCCCATGCCATACATAACACCTAATCCAATAGTCTTCGCAAGGCGTCTCTCGCATCCTGCCATTTCTGCTGTTTGTTGGTGAAAGTCGAGGTCTTTTTTATGATATGCTTCCTGTACTTCCCTAGCACCTGGTTGTTCGACGAGGCACGCCCAGTGCGTGAGTAGTCTTGGTTCTTGTTGTGAGTAGTCTGCTTTAAGCCAGTACTCTCCAATTTCCGGTATGAATAATTTCCTAATTTCTTTCGCGAATTGGCCCCTGCTCGGAACCTGCTGTAAATTAGGATGATTGTAAGAAAACCTACCAGAGACAGTACCTCCACTATCAGACCTAATTTGGTTAATGTGAGCATGTATTCTACCCTCCTCTGTGTGATTCATTAGTCCTTGCAAGAACGTACCTCTTAACTTATTTAATTCACGCGCTTGCATTATTAATCTTGGCAGTTCATGTGGATGATCTGTCAAAAACATTTTAGTAAATGATGGAGCATTAGTCTTATCTGTTCTTTCATATGGTAAATTTAAAGCATCAAAAGCTTTTGATATTGATGCCGCCGCCCATATTTCTATATCAAGATTAGTTAGATCTTTAATGCGTTTCATTAATTTCTTTTCTTTATTGTGGAATTTTTTATTTAATTCAATACATTTATAGGTATCAAATCTAACACCACGTTGTGTCATTTTAAAAATAACATGAATCAATTTACATTCTACATCATACACTGTTGTAAGATTATCTTTAACAATCTCCCATGATAATTTCTCATGTAACTTATATGTTAAATCAGCATCTGCTTCTGCATATTCACCAACAAATTCTGCCGGTAATTTATACATTTCAGATTTTGGGTCCACACCAAATGCACCAGCGGCTTCTTTAAGCTTTTGCTCATTCTTAAATTCACCTAGATATTCATGTACTATACTATTAAGTGTATATGAGTATCTATTCTCATCTATAAGAGCTGCTGCTACCATGGTATCATGTATTCTACCTTTAACTTCTATTCCTAGAACACTAAGCCATCCAATATCATACTGTGCATTATGAAACACTTTTTCAATTGAATCATCTTCACAGATAGATTTAATATATTTAATAACTTTCTTTTCATCCATATTACCACCACCATCATGAGAGATAGGATAATAAGCTTTAAAAGAAGCTGTTGCCATTGCGATACCAATAACTTTTCCTCTTTTAATTGGCCAACCAGGACCATGTTTAATTAAATCTGGATCACAAGTCTCCAAGTCGATAGCCACACGTTTCTCTATACGTGGAAATTCTGTGGGTGCTACCCACTGTGAAGTCACTGTCTTAAAAAGATCCTGAGTCATTAATTTCTCCTGCTATTGCTGCATAACCACACATATCAATGAAGTTATCTATGTTACTTTTCTTTCCTTGAGTATTTCTTGATATTTTTAATAACACCATCATTAAAGCTACATCCTCAGCTGTAATACTAGCCATTGGTTGTAACTTTTTATCTAAAAATATATTCCAAAACTCTGCAATTTCTGCATGATTTTGAAATGCATCTCCGTGAGATAAATTTCTATCTTTTGATACTATTCTACTAGCCTCAGATAATATTTCTTCTTTGGTCATATTATGAACCCTCCTTCTCTTTGTGGTTGTACTATATGTAGTTGGTTACGAGCGCGTGTAGCTCCTACATAAAATACACGGCATTCATCGTCTGAATCTTTTTCCATTGCTTCTTGTGACTTCCTTGATAAGTCTGTAAGCAACATAACATTATCTGCTTCCCCTCCTTTTGCTCCGTGAATAGTGCTAAGATGTACTTGTGGATCTTTTGATACACTTCCTCTCATTTCTATTGCACGTAAATATTCTTTATCTCTATTTCCTACTTTATCAAATGCTACATCCCAGGGTCTACCCGCCATCAATAATCCATGATGCATCACTAATTCTTCTAACTGGTACTCTTCTTTATCTGCCATTCTTAAATTCTTATGTCCTCTTTCTATACCAATTTGAGAAGACATGTAAGAGTAAATACTTTTTATATCCACAAGTGGAACTATTTCTTCTCTATTTAATTTCTTCCATGCATCAACAGCATTTAATAATTTAGTTGATATAGGTAATTTATTATTTCTTTTATATAACATACCCTGTAATCGTACATCACGTTCTATTTCATCAAGCATATAATTAGTTCTCGCCATTACTAACCAGCTACCAGGTTCTTTCAAATTAACTCCTTCTGGATAATTGTGATATACAACTGAACCACTCTTATCTGTGCCTTGCCATTTTTTAGGTATACGATTTCTTACACGTCCAATTATTCTTTGTGAGCAATTTTGTATAACTTTAGAACATCTATATGATTGTTGTAATACTTCTCTATCACCATTTAATCTAATAAGATGATCTACATCTGCACCAGCCCAACGATATATTGCCTGATCATCATCACCACTTACATATATTTTTTTAACAGGATCTTGTGTAATTTTATGAAGCATTCTCCATTGCAATTTACATAAGTCTTGTGCTTCATCTATGAATACTACATCTAGTTTAGGAACTATCCCGGAATCCAGGTACATTTCTATCATGTCAGTGAAATCTAATAGCTCTTTTTTCTTCTTAAATTCTTCAAGAGATCTTTGGGCCCTTAATAATGCGTGCCACGAAACATCTTGTAAATTAGAACTATTATAGTGATGTTCTAATTCCAAACACTTCATTCTTGCTAAATTAACCTCATTTATCAACATGTTATCTGTTGTAAATACACCACCTGAATCATTACCATCTGTAACAGATCCTAAATCCATACCAAATGATTGTGCAAATTCTTTATAATTATCGCGTGACATAACTTCTGCTTTGGTCATTCCAAGTTGATGAAATGCAAATGAATGTAATGTTCTAAAATAAGGAAGATGTTGTTCTTCTAAATCAAACTTCTTCATTGCTCTCTCACGCGCCTCGGTTGCCGCTTTCTTAGTAAAGGCTAGAAAAGCAATACGATCTGGTGGTGTGCCACGTGCCAATTCTTCTTCCACACGGTTCAATA